CCTTTGACCGTACGACTATGGCGGCAATGGACTTGGCTGCGGCTGGGTTTGGTGAGGCAGAGCAGAACGCAGTAGCACTTGGCAAAGCATTGAATGACCCAATCAAAGGCATCACAGCACTTGGCAGGGCTGGAGTCACGTTCACGGAGCAAGAGAAAGCAAAGATCAAAGCACTTGTTGAGTCGGGCAAGATGCTTGAAGCACAAGACACACTACTCAAAGCCATTGAGACACAGGTTGGCGGCACTGCACTTGCCTCTGCCAAAGCAACAGACCGCATCAGGCTTGCCTTTGGTGAGGTAGCAGAAAGTCTTGGCACAATTCTGTTGCCATACTTTGAGCGACTTGCAACCTTCCTTGAGACAACTGTTGTTCCGTATGTGCAGAACCTTGCAGATGTAATTGGCAAAGATGGTCTTGGCGCAGCAATAAAGATTGTTGGCGGAGACATCTTAGATTTCATTGGCGACATGGACTCGTTTGGCAATACCGTCTATGGTCTTGTCACAGCCTTCGTTGCATTGAAGTTTGCTGTCATGGCATACAACGTGGTGATTGGTCTTGCTACTGCACTCAACATATCCTTTGCTGCATCTAATCCGTTTGGCTGGATAGCCGCCGCTATAGCAGTTGTTGTTGTTGCAATCATTGCCATGTACATAAAGTTCCAATGGTTCCGTGACGGAGTGAATGCAGTCATCAACGCAATTATTGAGTCCATTGAAGTTTGGATCAACTCTTTCATCTGGGGTTACAACAAGATCATTGACGGATTCAATTTACTTATCAAAGCAGCAAACTACTTTGGTGCAGGTCTTACGGAGATTCCGCGTGTTGGTGAGGTTGCGTTCGGTCGTGTTGGCGCTGCTGCTGCAGCCACCAAGTCGCAAGTAGACCAACTTGGCAAATCAGTGCAACAACTCATACGAGAGGCAGACAGAATTGCTCCAGCAAAGAAAGAGGGTGGCTTTGGTGGTGTAGGTGCAGCCGTCAAGACTGTCCAAGAGTTGTTGAAAGATTACCGTGAGGCTGTTCTCAAGACTGTAGATGCTAACAAATCTCTTGCCGACTCTATGCAAGGCGTGAAAGACGCACAACAGAAAGTGACAGACGCAGGCAACGACATCACAGACTCAATGCGCAAACTTGACAAAGCAGGTCGTGATGTAACAAAGGCAATAGAGGGCGTTGGCAAAGCACAAGAGGACACAGCCCAAGCCCGTATCAACTATCAGAAGTCAATAGACGCAACAGGCAAAGCACAAACCAAACTCACTAAGTCAACAACAGAGTTGAAGAAAGCACAAGACGCATTCAACGCAGCCGTCAACGGATATGGCGCAAGTAGCAAACAAGGCAAAGCCGCACAACGAGCGTTGAGTGAGTCGCAAAGAGATGCAGAGCGCAGTACATATGACGCAGAGAAAGCGCAATACGATCTCATAGAAGCAGAAGCAGAGTTGGCGGCCGTTAGGTCTGATGCCACTAGCACGCCACAAATGATTCGTGAGGCAGAGATTGCACTTGCAGAAGCCAAACTAGATTTGATTGAAGCGCAGATTGAGCAAACGGATAGTCAGGTTGCAGTAACTGATGCGACAGACCAGTACAACCAGATGCTCAATGGTGTCAAAGCCGACAGTGAAATCTACAAAGATTTACTGCAACAACTCAACGAGGCAAAGGCAGACGAGGAAGCCGCTATTGAGGCAGTGACCGAGGCACGCATTGCAGAGTCCGATGCACTCAAAGCCATTGCAGATGCACTGACTGCCGAGGCTGATGCGGCGCAAGCAGTAGAGGATGCCAAGTATGCGTTGGCAGAAGCAGAACGTGACTTAGAGAAGGCTTATCGTGACGAGGCAGATGCTATCAGTGATGTTGCTGATGCTCTACTTGATGAAGCGAAAGCAGTGTTAGCAGTTGCAGATGCACAGAAGGAACTCAATGCAGCAAAGAGGAACGCTCCAGCCGCAGGCATTGCACGCATTGACGCACAGACCTCTACTGCTGTTGCACTTGCTAATGCAGCCATAGCCGCTGCTACGAGCGCTGTGACAGGTGTTGGTGCCTCATCGGGTACTACAGCAGCCTCTGCTGCTCAAGAGCGTGCTGGTTTCGGATTCAGATACATGGCGACAGGTGGCATTGTGACAGGTCCAACTGCCGCCATCATTGGCGAACGTGGTCCAGAGGCAGTTATCCCACTAGACAAAGCAAGTGGCTTTGGCACAACAATCATGCTCACTGTGAACGCTGGTATGGGTACAAATGGCGCAGAGGTTGGCAATGCGATTGTTGATGCGTTGCGCAACTACCAGAGACGCAATGGGGCAATTCCAATCACTGTGGCTGCGTAATGGCAACGACTCTTGCATGGGGTGAGACTGCCTTAGTAACAATGGAACTTGGTTTCCTTGTCAACCAGTTCACACTTGACGACCCAACCTACGGACAACTAGATGGGCAAGGTGTGCTTGATGGCAACTTGGAAGGCATTGATGTCACCAATTATGTCAAGAGTGTGCAGTTGCGTCGTGGTCGCAGTTCGTCACTAGACAACTTTGAGGCTGGGTCTGTGTCTATTGTTCTCAACAACAACGACAGACGATTTGACCCCATCAACGAAGCCAGTCCGTATTGGGATGTGACTACAAACGAGACGGGCGTACAACCAAGACGACAAGTAACAGTGTCGCTAGCAGACGAACTTGTGTTCGTGGGGTCAATAACAACAATCAACATTGCTTACGACCAAGACCTCAGTGACGCAATTATTGGCGCATCAGATGACTTTGTGTTACTTGCCAACCAGTCTGTCACTACAACCTTCACGCCACCTGTAGAGATAAGTGGTACACGCATCACAAGCATCTTGGACTTGCCAGAGATCAACTTCCCAATAGACCAACGCAACATTGCTACAGGCGGCAAAGACTTACAAGCCCTAGCAATAGACGCAGGCACTAATGCTTTGCAGTACATGCAAGCCTGTGCCACAGCCGACCAAGCGTTGCTGTTTGTGTCCCGGGATGGCACGCTGACTTACACAGACCCCGTGTCAACTGTTTGGTATTACGACGTGGCAGCAGACTTTGTTGATGCCAACGAGCCAATTACAGCAGGCGTTGTGCCATACACGGGCATCAACACCATCACAGACCAAACCTTCCTCTACAACAAGGTTGTGGTTGCCAAAGAAGGCGGAACTGAGTACATCAGCAACGATGCGGCAAGCCAAGCCTCGTACGGCATATCAACATTGACATTGACTGGATTGCTGTTAGAGAACAACACAGACGCAGAAGCACTATCAACACAACTGCTAGATGCCTATAAAGACCCCGTCTATCGCTTTGACGACATGCAATTCGTTGTCAACGGCATGGGAAGCAACAGCCGCACAACACTCAACCAACTTGAAATAGGTGATGGCATCAAGATTGTGCGCACCTTTGCAACAGGTTCACCACTTACTGTTGAACGCTATTACCAAGTGGACAGACTGCAACACACAGTCACACCAACACAACACCAAGTCACAATAGGTCTAGGCGACCTCAAGACTGTTATCTACGCATTCATCTTAGACGACACAACCTTTGGTACGCTTGACTCAACCAATGCTCTCACGTGAGGTAAATAAGTGGCTGGACTAGGCACAAAGTTATGGGTGGCGGCAGAGGTACTTACTGCTGCAGGCGTCAACGGCTATCTACAAGACCAAGTCATCAGTCGCTTTGCGTCAGAAGCGGCAAGAGATGCCGCATACGGTGGTGCAGGCGAACCAACATTAGCCACTGGCATGTTTGCCTACACGACAGACACCTTGACCCTCTGGGTCTATAATGGCTCTGCATGGGTTGCATCGGGCGGCGGTGCAGACATTCTTCAAGTTCAAGTGTTCTCGTAAGGAGCAATCATGGCAACATTCACAAAGTTAGCGTTACAACCAGCAGGTACTACAGGTGATGGTCTAGGCATCTTGGTAGTTGCTACTGCTACGGCTGGTACAGCAATTCACACTGCATCAACTACTGCAACAACTATTGACGAGGTATGGTTGTATGGATACAACAACTCATCATCATCTATTCTGCTTACGATTGAGTTTGGTGGTGTGACTGCACCTAAAGATGTAATCAAGCAAACACTTACAGCGCAGAATGGTTTGGTACTTGTATGTGCAGGTCTGGTGCTACAAGGTAATGCAACTGCAAAGATTGTCCGTGCGTTTGCGGCTACTGCATCACAGATTTCAATCTTCGGATATGTCAATCGCATAACAGTCTAGGGCTAAGATGAGCAATCGTCTATACGATAAACCTGCCTTAGTTAGCACAAAGATTGGTACTTGGCTGAACCCTGCCTTTGGTGGTTTAGGTACAACAACATTCACACTTGCTATTGAATATCTTGTCGTCGCAGGTGGCGCAGGTGGTGGCTACCAGTCAAACCAAAGTGGTGGCGGTGGTGGCGGTGGTGCTGGCGGTATGAGAACTGGAACTTTGACACTCGGCACAGGAACCTACACTGCGACAGTCGGTGGTGGTGGTGCTGCCAATGTTGAGTCTGGTGGCTCTAATGGTGCAAACTCGGTGCTTAGCACAATCACTTCTACGGGTGGTGGCGGTGGCGGTGGTTACGGAGTAGGTGCTGCAGCAGGTGGTTCGGGTGGTGGAAATCAAGGTTACAACACTGTTCTAAGTGGTGGCGCAGGAACAGTTGGTCAAGGTAATGATGGCGGTGGCGGTGGACCAGGAAGTAGTGGTGGTGGCGGTGGTGCTGGCGCAGCAGGAACTAAGAATACTGATAACGGTGGCACTGGTGGTAATGGTAGCGCATCAAGTATTTCAGGCTCATCAGTGACATACGCTGGTGGAGGTGGTGGTGGTGCAAACTACATAACAGTCAGCAGTTGGTATGCAAACGGTGCTGGTGGATCAGGTGGTGGTGGTCGTGGTGGTGGTTCAAGCGGTGTATCTGTCGCTGGCACAGCAAACACTGGTGGCGGTGGCGGCGGTGGCACAGTCTTTCAATGTGCTGGCATCGCTGGTGGTTCAGGCATCGTCATCTGTCGCTACATCACAGCAGACAAGACAGCACTAGGTTTCAATATCACTGGTGGCACAACAACGACATCGGGTGCGTACACGGTGCATACCTTCACATCGTCTAGCAGTCTGGTGATCTCGTAATGGGGAACGCTCGCACTCGCAGCCGTGTCGGCACACAGGTTGGTACTTGGCTTGGTACAGGTTTAGGTACAACAACATTCCCAATCGACATTGAATATCTGGTGATCGCTGGTGGTGGTGCAGGTAGTCAAGGTGGTGGTGGCGCAGGTGGATATCGTTCATCTGTCATTGGCGAATACACTGGTGGTGGTGGTGCAGCGATGGCTGTGTTCACACCTACTGTCACCGTTACTTATACGATCACAGTGGGTGGTGGTGGTGCAGCGGTTCTAAACGCTATTGGCAACAACGGCTCTGATAGTTCTATCGCTGGAACTGGTCTCACAACGATCACTGCTACAGGCGGCGGTCGTGCTGGTTATGTAACTGGCACTGGTGCAGGCGCATCAGGTGGCTCTGGTGGTGCAGGTGGTCACAACGGCGCATTTGCTGGTGGTGCTGCTGCATCACCAACACAAGGTTTCGCTGGTGCATCAACAAGTTCTACATACGCAGCAGGTGGTGGCGGTGGCGCAGGTGCAGCAGGAATTGTTGCACCATCAAACACAGTCGGTGGTGCAGGTGGCGTTGGCTTGGCTTCAAGCATCACAGGTACATCTGTATTTCGTGCAGGTGGCGGTGGTGGAGGTGCAGACACGACTACAGGTGGCGCAGGTGGCAACGGTGGTGGTGGTGCAGGTAACACAAGTAGTCCAAACAACGGTGTTGCTGGCACAGCGAACACTGGTGGTGGTGGTGGTGGTGCGAATTATCAGGTCGCTGGCACAGGTGGCAACGGTGGGTCAGGTGTGGTCATCTGTCGCTATGTGACGACGACTGCTGCTGGTAAGACCATTACTGGTGGAACAATTACGACATCAGGCGTTTATACAATTCACACCTTCAATTCAACCAGCAATCTAGTAGTTACATTCTAAGCATTACCCAAGACAAGAACAGGAATACACATGGCACATTTCGCAGAAATAGACTCATCAAATACAGTGCTGCGAGTGATCGTTGTTGCTGACGAACACGAAGCCAATGGTGCAGAGTGGTGTCACAATCTGTTAGGTGGCACATGGGTACAGACTTCGTACAACAACCGTATTCGCAAACAGTACGCAGGTATCGGCTACACATACGATGAAACAGCAGATGAGTTTGTTTCGCCACAACCACACGCTTCGTGGTCGCTAGATGCAAATAATGATTGGCAAGCACCCACAGCAAAGCCTGATGGCAATTTCTATTGGGATGAGGAGTCGTTGTCGTGGCTCGCTATTCCCGTTGGCTAATACTCGCACCAGTTGCGATACTTGCGTTGTTTGTGCCAACCAAGGCGCAGGCTGTTGATGGTGTTACGGCTGTTGGTTACTACATTGGCGAGAACATTCCACCACAACGAGATGACAGTGTGTACACGCAATGTGGCACAACCATCTACCCGAACGTCAACTGGACATGGGACCCCGAGCAGAACCACTTAGGTGATTGCGGCTACGATCAGTTTGCTGTCCACTTCACGGGCAACATAACTATTCCTAATGGTGTGCAGTCTGTGCGCCTCTGGCTTGCGCACGATGACGGGGCTTGGGCAAACATTGGTGGCAACGAGTTTGGCAGTTGGAGCGACCAAGGTTGCACTTGGTCGTTGTCTGACCCGATTGCAGTTGTGACGCAGACAATGGCTTTGGACTTGTGGGTATATGAGAATGGCGGTGCGACCTGTGCGATGCTTGCTTGGGAGTTAGATGACGCAGGTCTTGCCATTGTGCCGGCAGAAGCGTTCACGACAAGCCCTAGCAACACAACTACAACAACAGAGGCGGCAACAACAACATGGGCATCTACAACAACATCCACAACTACGACAACGACCTCTACTACTACTGCTCCGACAACGACTGCCCTTGCAACAACAACGACAACTACTTTGCTCGCTTCAACAACCACCATGCAGACAACAACAACGCAGGAATCCACAACCACTCAGCCAGAGCCACCACCATTATTGCTGCCAGTAGAAGCAACCAGTACGACCACTGAGCAGCCCACCACAACGCTTGCCACCCCTGATACAACAATTCCAGAAGAAACAGTGCCAGAAACAATCGCCATAGATACTTTGCCACGTGACGAGCCTACCACAACTGTTGATGACGTTCTTGAGACGCCTGATACAACAATCGTTCCAGTTGAGTTACCTGTTGATGAGCCTGTTGTTGATGAGCCTGTTGTTGATGAGCCTGTTGTTATTGACGAGGCTGTCATAGACGACGCAGTGGACAACATTGTGGCGCTAGTGGCGTTGGTTGCCAATTTAGATGAGGCGACCCCGGGACAAGTTGAGGCTGTGGTGACTGCTGTGTTGGAGCAAGAAATTACACAAGAGCAGGCAACAGTGTTGGCAAGTAGTCCAGAGGTGTTGGCAGTTATTACACAAGAACAAGCCACTGAAATCTTTGCAGCGTTAGATGTCAACGAGTTGACGGAGAACCAAGTTGTGGAATTGATCGCTGCTGTGCAAGACGCACCAACAGAGGTCAGGAAAGCCTTTGAAACAGAAATCAATATCTTTGATGGCGTGGCGGATACTTATGTGCCTGTCGGTAGCACTGTGCCTGTGTCTAGCAGGCGTGTTGTTATTGCTGCGACTGGCATTATGGTTGCGGCTGCTGCTGGTAGTGCAACGCAGTCACACAGCACACGCAAGAATAGGTGACGATGAAATGGCTACAAGAACTTGGTGCATTGTCTTGGA